TGACTCAACCCTGTTTGCATTGACTGATCGATGCATTTAGCACGGAATACACCGCCATTTTCAACACGGATTAACTGTGTAGCCGGATCTGTAGTTGTATCCGTATCTGACGTGACAAATCCGTAGCCATCTGATATCAGGTCAAATGTTGTTGATTCTGGCACTATACCTTTAGCTGTAACTAGAATAGCCCGTGTCGCAGAACCTCCTTCTGCCCAATATTTCATTTTAATTTTAGAAGCATACAAATTAACATCAAATGTGTTTGACGTAGCAGTACCATCTAAATTTCCTACAACAATACCATTGTTAGTTTTACCAGAAACGGCAGCTTGGAAAGACAAGTCAAGTTCTGTACCCATGAATGAGTTTGTACTTGTCGCTCCAGTCGAAGCATTACGGTGGAAATGGATACCATTACAGCAGTTTCGAATATGTAACTTAATGCGAGATTGCTCCGTAAAACTCGTATCATTGTATATCGACACCGCAGCCGCCGCAGTATTTGTATACCCAGTACAGAACAGATCACAATAAAACCCTATTATGTCCGATGCCTCAATAGCATATCCGTCGTTACCTGCTGCTGTATTTGCCGCATTACGCCCACGGATGAGAAGCCCCGTAGCACTACATTGCTCATAAAAACTAGACGATCCGGGTCCATTCTTCCTGAATCTGAAAAAGATATTATTCGAGATATGGTTTATCGCTGGCCCTTTATTTACCATCTTCAGGCCTATTAAATTAAACCCTATCCCATCAGTGACATCGGCAACGCTACCACCTGAGGCGGTATAATCTGTTTTATTAAGAGGGTGCGGGATATGGGCCTCTTGTATGTTAAACGTTTTAGACGCCAGCAACATATTATTCAATACGGGAGTTATATCCTGTCCGCCGATAGCACCAAACATCTCGGCAGACATTATGTTGCGGTCTTTTCTACGTAAGACTTGCCCAGATGCCGTAACTATTTGGAACCCGTTATCATCAACAAGTGAGCCCGGGTTTGTCAAAGAATGACAATAAAATATACCACCGCCCTGCCCCATTCCAGAGGTATGCTCTTTAACAAACACTTGCTGTCCGACAGATTCAAATGTAATAGTGCGCAACGCGGCTATGCTTGCGCATTGTCCAATTAATTTTAGTCCAGAAGAGAAAGATAATTCCTGCCTTAAATTAGCATCACCAACACTTACCAGATGCGTAATATCAGTAGCCCATGATGCATTGTTAATACCTGTGGTTGTATATGGTGGATTAGTTGCAGCATTTAAACGCCAGAATTCATTCTGATAACGAATAATCTGGTTTCTAGCAGTGATTGTATACGGTCCGCTTTCATAATCTCCTAAAAACTGATAGCCAGAGCTTAAGAGGAATTGCTGAAAACGCGCTTCTTTATCCGCTTGTGACGCAACGAAATCAGACTCCCTTTGATTCTGCGCATCCTGAAACTGGTTATTTCTCCCGGTGTTTGTCAGATGCTTTGCACCAAGACGGTCAGTATAGAAATCACCGAGGCCAGTAACTTCTTCGTCAAGCTTCGCGCCTGCAAATACCGCATTACGAATATCGGTACTCGGTACCGGAACCTGTGTCGGCGTTGGGAGTGGAACTTCTGCCATGTCTTGTCGCCCTGTAAAAGGCGCACTACCCCCTCAGAAGTCAATCTGATGGTGTGCGCGAAGGTTGGTAATTACTGCTGTGTGTTACTGGTAAATCGAATCTGAATACTCAGTGAGTGAGAGAGTTTGAGTATCGTCACCGTTAGGTTTGGCGCTATCGACGCGCCAGATTGTGGAGTTCAGTTCCGAGTCGGTAGCGATGAAATAACGGCTGGGGTTTTGCACCGTGCTGCGGTCATAAATGTTCAGATCGAAGGTATCGGCTGCAGCCTGAAATGCTTTTGGCTTGCCGTTTACCGGATAGGCTCGCCAGCGCCCGCGGTAATTGCCGAGGCTGTCGGTCATCACCACCCACATATCGCCGAGGGAAAAGTCGATACGCTCTGACGTCGAGAACACATCCCCGGAGCGCCCGGTGATGTATCCAGTCTGCTGCGCGTTGTCGTACATGTCCGGACACTGAACCACCGTACCTCGCACCACCTGCGTCGACTCCAGCACTTTCACCGTCATAGTGAGGCGTGAGTAGAGGATTTTTCTTGCCTCAAGCCAGGCCCGATCGGTTGCCTGAGTGGCGTTTCGGCAGCCGTCCAGGCTGATCTGCATCGCGTTAACAGTGGCATCCTCCACCTCGGTGATGCCGCTGTTGTCAATTTGAAGGTAGATATACGCCTTCTTGTTCGTCAGCGGGTCGACGTAGTCCAGCGCCACGCCGTCGTAACCACCAGGGAGAGACATTTGCCAGGCGACTTTGTACTCGTCCCAGAACATGTTTGAGCGCGCAAAAACCGCATCCGGATTTGTCACTTTCTCATCACGCCAGAACGTCAGCACATCGCCGATGTTATTGCCGTCAACGCGGGCCACATTGGCGATCGTCGCTATTTTCTCACCCAGAGACTGCTTCTCATCCGAGAAGGTGTAATCGAAATACCCAAGCGCCTCATCCGGCAGCGAATCGGCAATGGCATAAAGAGCCGCGACGTCAATACTGGCCACGTCCTGCTTACCCACAATCACCCATTCGTGAAGGATTGCATCAGCAAAAGAGCGACTTGGCCGCAGCGTGTAATCAACCGCGCCGGTTGTCCGGTCGTAGCTGATGGTATGCCGCTGCGCCAGCATGTTGTACTTCTGCTCACGGTTGCTGTTGCTGTCATTCGAGCCCTTGATCGTGATGCGGGCAATTGTGTCCTCCGGATACACGACGTTTTCGCGCACGTTCACCGCATGGATCGCCATCAGTGTCACTACGTTGGCGTCATTGCTGTTGTCGAGGCGCTCGATAGTGACCGCATAGCGCCCCGCCCCGGCAGCCGGGACGAACTTGTGCGTTGTGCGGAAATACCGGGTCGTCACCTGGAAGTCGTTATCGAAGAAGTAATCGTGCTGCTCGGATGTACCCGGCACCTGATTGTTGTCGTCATCGACCTGCCAGAACTTGATCCGGTATTGCGTTGTGCCAGCCGTCGCGCCGAGCTGAACCAACACATGCACCCACACTTGAGTCGAGACAATTGGCGACACTGACGGACCGATAACCAGCGGCGTCTGGTCATTAAGCGTGAACAGAGTCGTGTTGATAACCGCATTGCCCGGCAGAGACGTAATTTCTCCCGAGAGCTCGCCAATATAGAACGTCGTGTAAGAAAGCGTATCGTCGCCGATAAAGCTCTCCGAGGAGATGATGTTCCCGGCACCGGTGACGTTGCGTGTGACGCTTGTTCCGCCGTCGTTCCAGGTAGCGTTAATGACGAATGACACGGGATGAGGTACCGCCAGCGCCGCAAAGTAGGCAAAGTTATCATCGTTCGACAGCACAATGGCTTTGAGCTGATTACTCTCTATCGCCACTGATGTCGGCGCCGTCGTGGTCGCGGTCTGAGCCGGGAAGTCCTGGCTTTCATTCAGGCCGGGCACAGTCTCGTTATCGACGTCATCGAACTGATACCCGACTTCAATCGTGCCGATCACGTCACCCGGGTTATAAATCGCTGAACTGGCGCCAGCCAGGCTGCCGAGGTTAGATTCCGAGTATCGGATCGACGATATGGTGTACCGGCCGTAACCGACTTCAAACCACTCCGTAAGCTGTTTGTTATTGTCTACGAACTCGAACAACGCCTCCTGAATCAGGTCAGGAAAGACGCGGCACTGGCCGTAAATATTCGGTCTTCCCTTGTACAGCCTCGCGCGGTTGGTCTGGCCGGTCAGGTCATTATTGGGTGATTCGCCTGTCGCTACCGACACTGACGCGCTGGGCTTATTTGACAGGCCGAACACCTTCAGCGCGCCGGAGAGGATTTTCGTGACCGGACGCAATATCGTGGTGATGAGCTTTCCCACCCCGCCCTCTGGCTGGTCGAAGACAGCCACGACGTCGCCAGAACGCAGTGGCCGGCTGATATCGTAGTCGTCAGGAAGCGCACGGCCATTCAGCTTCACGACAACATCGCGGTGCAGCTGCAGAGAATCCAGCAGGCTCACCAGTGTGGTGCCGGCGTCTACCGTCCCCCGCTGCAGCGGCGCTCCAGGCAGCCTCTGTAACTCATATCGAACCATGCACCATGTACTCCACTTTGCTGTAAACCTTCAGTAATGCCAGCGGGCTATCGCAGCGCACGAAACCAAATTCCCCGCGGGCATGCAGGCACTTAACCGGGCTGATCATCACACCGATATGCGCCGGCACTTCGCCGCGGTAAAAAACGGCGATGCAGCCGGTTGCCGCCACCGGCACACGCCGCCAGTGGGCGCGCTCCTGTTCGTAGCAGGTGATGAAATCCGCGCCCGATTCGTAGCCGGCGATGTGATGCAGCTCCAGGCCGAGCACATGCCGGTAATAGAGAACCACCAGGCCCCAGCAGTCCATCTGCTCAAAACTGCAGGCGCGATTAGCCCAGGGCTTGCCGTTAACAAGCCCGATAAAGTCGCTCTGTGTCATACGGTGATTAGCCCGGGATAGTCTTTCGTGGTGTAAATGATGGAGTTGGCCAGCGTCAGCGGGTTAGTCTTGCCGGCGGTCACGGTGACGTTGCTGGCATCGGCGGAAATGTCGTTCACATACAGCGTCCAGTCTTTCAGGGATGTAGTGTCACCGATCGCATTCCACTGCTGATACAGGCACTTTATCGGCGTCATGCGCGCCGCCCCGCGCCAGCTTTTCAGTGTCTGCCGGACATGCTCCGTCGCGGCGACAAACGTTATGGTCATTGATATGACCGCCGTTCCGTCCTGCGCCGGCTCGGTCACGCTGAACCGCGCAGGCTCGAACGAGTTTCCGCCAAACGTCGCCGGGCGAAACAGGTTATTGACCACCCGGTAATACCCAAACGCAGAATGATAAAACTCCACCGTCTGTTTGATATCACTGGCCGGCCGGCGCTCCTTCCATTCTCTCAAAGTCGGCATTAATCAGCCCTCGGCATCACTTCGGTGATCAGGTAATCCAGCCAGTATCCGTAGCCAGGCTGGGCCTCAACAATCCAGTCATCGTAGTCCTCAGTAATGTCCTCGATACCGTTGCTGATGACCGTTGCGGTCCAGGTGACAATGTTGCCGTTTTTGCTGGTCTGCACCGGCATATCGACGAAATGCAGCGTCTGCTGCTGCACGCCCTGCGTATCACCCAGGTCGATCGGCATCTGGAACCAGGCGCGCCCGCGGTCGCAGTATGTCGGCGAGCGCAGCCACGACTTAAACCGCTCGGCCTGGGCCAGCGTGAATATCCACTGCAGCGTCCATGTCGCCTTAAGGTCCGTGGTGATCGGGGTGATTATCAATGGACCGACTGCCGTCTGCGTCGTCTGCCAGACTGTATCCTGCGTCATATTCTGGTCGGCGCGCTGGGGGAGCGGCAGGAACGGAGGGTATTGAACTGTTGCCACGTGTCCTCCGGGCATAAAAAATGCCGCAGCTGCGGCACTGTTCGAATATCAGGATATAAAGTATCCATGAGCCAGGGTAGGCTGATAAAACCACTACAACAAAGGAGGTTTTATGTCTGGTCTTGTGAATCCAAAAGATTCCCCTGAAGAAGCTGCATACGCACTGATAATTGAGCTTGTACGGGCCCAGCGTGTGCCGGTTTACTCATCAAATATTTCAGGACTATTGTCGTTCTATGATGAAGCTGTCGAGCATTTCAAAGACGACGAGAAGAAGAGCTAATCATCGGCACATAATGCAATAAAGCTTTCACGAACGGATTTGGCGATCGCCTTCGCTTTGTCCGTTCTCTCTTCTTCTTTCCACGCCACAATCCCCTGTAGTTCATCAGAGAGTCTTTCAGCTGCCTGCTCCTGTACTCGCTCCGGTAATTCGCAAAATTTCATAATTTCCACCCATTAAAAAACCCGCCGAAGCGGGTTCGGTTTAGTAAGCGCCTCTGGCAACTACTCGCTGCCCCATAGCAGCTGCATAGCCCTGAGTTATCACACCATTGTTTGCTTGATCATCAAGCAGGTAAGCTTTGATTTCAGCAATTCCGTTAGCTATCGATGCCTCCGCCTGCAAGGTGCGATTTCCTCCAGATGCCTGGTCAAAGAATTGAATATTCACCTGCACTCCAGAGCCTCCGCCTGCGTTTGACGGAGCTGAATTGCTGGAACTGTTAGGCAGATATTCGCTACCAGTTGATGCCTTCTTAATGCTCGGCGACCCACTTGTCACATCCTTGTTGCTGAATACCCTCCCACCATCACCCGGTATCATGAAAAGGCCTTTGCGGGTCTGCATGAGCTCCGGAAGGTTTCCTTCGCCTACAGGATAC